TCTGTACGAAATATCCATCATACTGAGGAGAGAATATGTCGAAGCAAGTGCTTTGGTTTGGTACTGCTTACGGATAGCGTAATCGGAACTGTCCTTCACGAAGACCGAGTTCGCCATATTTGCATTGTTGCTGATTTCAATAGCGGCATCGACAATCTTGCTCGTGATACACCATCTGTAATGCGTCGGGAAATTCTTCTCGTTAGAACATATCTTAATGGTATAGGTAGCAAGTTCGTTAGCCTTAGTGATAACCAACAACTGACCTTCTCCTCGTTTTGACTTTACTACTGACATATTCTGCTCCTTACGCCCCTAACGGGGCGATTTGTTATTTTTAGATGATGCAACAAGCCGGGGCCACACCGCCACCGTAGCTCGCATAGTAGTAGCTGACAGTGCCTGCGGGAAACACACCACGCACATTGCCCGAGCCCGAGGCGTAGGGAGAACGAAGCCACCAATACTGAGCGGCACCGTTTCTGTACTTGATGCGATTGGTGTCCTTTTCGGTCGTAGGTGAACTGAAATCCGAATTATTTACATAATAAGGATAAGCCGCACCCTCAGAGATACCATTCTCGTTACCGCCGTAAACTTCGGAACGAGACAACAGGAAGAACTTCTCTGCGTTAATTTCGCTACCGCCGCCATCGGTGAGAGTGTTAAGAGTGGTGGTTTTATCGACCTCTCCGATAACTGCAAGGAAGTCTTCATCCAAGCCGTTAAGGAAACCTGCGGTATTTGCCGCCCAAGAGGGAGGTCTATCAAAATTGGTCTTAGGAGTCCACACACTACCTGCTGCGGCAGCACTATTGAGATACTGTCTCATAGCAGACTCACGCCAATTATTTGAACCATAGCGAATACGATGTGTGTGGTTGCACTCACCGATAGATTCAAGAGCCGTACCATCTGCATTTTGAGCAACCGCCACAGTCTCAATAACTGCCGTTGCAGTAACGCTCTCATAGGTGCTGATTTTGGTATCAGCCGCCTGTTTGTTATACCCCCACGGGAACATAATCACGCCACCTGCCGGAACGGGGTTTGCAAGAGTGAATGAATAGGTCTTACCGCCGCCGTAGGTAGTATCATAACCTGCGAGTAAGGTAAAGTTATATGTACCTGCCGGGAGTTCCTCTTCTGCGTAGAACAACGCTTCGGTGTTATCGTACTGCAAAGAGAGGAGACAGTCGTGCAACTGCAAGGTGAGACTGTGTTCTTTGGTCTTGTCGGTCGGTGTATCGTGGTCGATACCGATAATATCCCATACGAGAGTGGTACTTCCACGCTGACAAGTAAGTTGGTCTCCGATGGTGAAGACCTTCGATGCCAAGCCCATTCTTACGAGCTTTTGCACATCAGCCCAAGAGGTAATTGCGATACCTCCGTTTTGGGAAGCGATTGCCGCCAAGAGAACATTCTGCGTGTCCATCTTTTCAGCAAAGGTTTCCTCAGACAAAAGATTCAATACATTTGCCATTTACTTATCCTCCTTATATTTCTACATACTCAATGGCAGGTTTGCCATCAATGAGTCGTAATTTAGCGATGTAATCGACAGAGTTTGTAGTATCTTTGATGACGATACCATCGATTTCATCACCTACCGCAGTTGCCGCCGCTCTTGCCGCTTCTGCTGCCGCAGTAGCACTCTCCGTGGCGGTATCTGCATTTTGAGTTGCAACCTTAGCCGCATCGGTAGCGGCGTTTGCGTTTTCCGTAGCAGTATTGGCATTTTGAGTTGCCTGTACTGCCGCCGTGGTGGCATCGGTCGCTTTGACCGTTGCTTCATCAGCGAGATTGGAAGAGTTGGTTGCGAACTCTGCCGCCGCACTCGCAGAAGCAGTTGCGGCTTCACACTCTCGCTTAGTATCAGCAACATCACCGAGCAAGGTAATAAGAATGTCGTAGTTTTCATCATCGGAGATGTCCTCTCCCGAATTTGCCGCCGCTTCGACTTCAATCGTAAATGAGGTCGAGGTTAATTTTCTCGACTCCGAATCGATAATAGAAACATCGCAACGGACAAAATCGTCAAGTTCAAGCATCCAATTCGTGAGAGGTACAGTAACGGTCCCGTCATCGTTCACGCTTCCGGCAAACGACTTCGATGCGTTGTCTGCTCTCTCAGCGTTGATGATAACACTCGAACTCTGTTCAACTACGATGGGTTCTCCCTCGTTGGCAAACGCAACCTGCAAGAATCTCGAATTACTATCATTCTGCTTTGCTACGATTGCTTGAAACAGGTTCTTTTTCGCCACATCAACGGTGATTTGCTTTATAATCTGTGCCATTGTCCTACCTCCTTATGAAAGAGTAATTGATTTCCAAGAACTCCAAGAGCCTTGATATTTGTAACGAATATACATACCGCTACAATCGAAAGTAGTATATCGGTGGAGTTTGTAACCTTGTGGGTTTCCCAAGACCTCCAAATAACCTGCCTTTGCAACAGGGTAATGCCTGTCGGTACTTGCGTTTGCGTTAAGAGACTGAGTGAAGATGCCGTTATCAAGCATATCGTCAAGGTCTTCTGTATTACCTAACTCCTGCACAAAGCCCATAACATTGAAGCCATTCATCATTATTTCACCGATGACATCCAAAGCAGATTGAGGGTCAACATTATTGATACCGACCTTCTGCGACCTGTACGCCATCAAAGGAGTACCCTTATTCAGCACAAAGCCAATCGTGTGAGCGGATAACTCATCTGCCGCCTTAATCTGAATATTGTAGGAGTATCTCGCATCTAAGGTGATGAACGCCGCACTCTCGTAGGAGAAACCGCCGTAGGTCTCTTCGACATCCCCGATGGTGTACCAACTACTCCAAGAGGTTGCGGTAGTTTGTTTGTATCGATACTGAACGGACTGCAAAGTGTTCATCGCAGTACCATCAATAGACACGGAAGAGAGTTTACCTGCAAAGGACAACTGAGTTTGAGCTTCAACCTCGTTTACTCTTCGCATCATCCACGAGTCGATTGTTATGTCGGTGTAATCGATGACTGTAATTGTCATAGACTTACTTGCCGTATAACCTCTGCTATCTGTGGCGGTAACAGTAAGAGTAAGATTTCCCGAACTCGCTATCGCTCCGTAGGAAATACTCGTGGTATTTGAACTCTTCGATACAGTACCTATGGTCGCAGTATATCTTGCAATCGTGGCACCGTTCTTAGCCGTAGCCGCCGTACAAGTAACCAACAACTGAGAGTACGCTTTGATGAAAAGTTGGTTATTCTCAGTAACCGCAACAGTCTTAGCGAGATTGTCCTTAAAAGTAAATCCCGTGAAGGTAGGTGCTGAGTTTGCCGCCGTAGTTTGTATCGTAGCGGTTATACTCGAAGCATCACCGACTTGCTTAGAACCATCATAGGTAGTAAGTACAAAGGTTGCGGTAAAAGAAGCGAGTGCCGACATTGCGTTAAGAATAGTGGTTCTCTGTGCTGCCGTGAACGCATAGGTTTTGTTGTTTGTACCTTTACTTCCCGATAACCCTGTAATCGTCAGAACGCTCGTAGAGCCGTTTTTAATTGCAAGGGTATGAGTGTAGTCGGCATCGTAAACAGTCCAATTCAGCGAAAGCACGGGGTTTGTGGCATCGATTGTCAATGCACTTACAGAGTTCAATACAGAACCGCCAAGCGTGGTAATGTTCGTTCCTGCGGAAGCACCATACAGACCATTGGATTTCTTTCTCGCTCTGACCTTAATATTGTAGGTAACATTCGGAGAAAGACCCGTGATGGTTTTAGTGGCACTTGTTCCGGCAGTAGTCGAGAACTGAGTCCAAGTAGAACCGCCATCGATACTGTACTGCCATATATCACAGGTAACAGAAGCAGAAGCGTTGATATAAACCGAGTTCGCCGTGATGTTTGAATTTGTGAAGGTAAGCGTAGGAGCAACGATGTCGCAGGTGGAAGTACCCGATGTTCCCTTGACTTGATTGCTCTTCTTCCTTGCACGAACCTTGATGGAATAAGACTTACTCGTTAAACCTGTAAGCGTTTTGCTCTGTGAGGTCGCAGAGGTTGTTGAGAACTGAGTCCAAGTAGAACCATTGTCAAGACTGTATTCCCACACATCACAAGTGGTGGAAGCCGTTGCCGTGATTTTAAGACTCGAACTCGATACGACCGATGTAGCACAAGAGACTGTGGGAGCGGCTCTGTCGATGGTGTCAAGATTGACTGTGGTTTTAGCAGTAATCGTACCAATCGATACGCCACTATATGTACCCGAAAAACGCCAAGTCGCTTTTAACTCAACGCCCGTCTTCGTACCATTGGAGTTATGGTAAACCCTTACAGTATAGGTCTTTAAGAGTTTCTTTTTCCAACCCGAAGAGTAGTCGTAGATACTTGCAACTGTGTAAGTCTCAGAAGTACCATTGATGGAAACGGTGGAGTCTGCTCTTGCACCAACACTTAATGTGTAATACGACAGATAGACATTCAGAGTAACATCGGTATAATTCCCGATTGCACTTTGAGAGCCACTCCATTCGCAATACAGACCAAAACTGCCTGTCGGGTAATTGTAAAAACTACCGCTTAGTGCCATACATCTCCACCTCCTTAATCAATAAATACCATATTAGTTCCCATCACTACGCCGTTCTCCGTATGAGGGACAAGACGAATTTTGCCACACTCAGCGTATGTCGTGAACATTGCTTTCGGGATAGTCATTTCGTCTGCTTCGATTTCCGTAACGAGCATTTCTCTGTAATAGATTCTAAATGCACGAGGGGTCATCTCAATGTTGTAGTCTTCTCCGACCTTACCGACTTCGATACCCTCAGCAGAAAGCATACGGAAGAGTGCATCTCCGGCAGCAGTCGCTCCGTAAGACCATACGGGGTTTCCGTCATTCCAACCATCAGCAGTCCACGCAACACCCTCCGAAGTCATCGTAAAGATGTTTTGACTCTCTTCGAGGTTCGGTTGGTTGTGCATATAGTAAATGGTCGAGCCGTTCTCCTGCTCAACAGGAGTAACAAACAGACCCAACGCATTACTGATAAGCTCGTTAAGAGCCAACACGCTTTGAACTCTGTCGTTAAGGACTTTGTTCTGCTCCTGCTTAATAGCGTTGATTATGGCGGCTTCTGCCTTTGTGAGAGGGTTCGCACTCGCATACCCACTCTTCGTTGCCGTTTCACCCTTACCACCGATACTCGTACTCGTGTTCAAGGTGAAGGTGAAGTCTGTAATAATTGTCGGATGTGTTACGCCGACCTTATCCACAAAGGAGACCTTATCCAAAGGATAGAGATGCGGCATAGGTTTCACAGTAGCCGTAAACGGAGTGTAGGTAAAACCATTCAACTTCGTATAGAGCGTTTCTGCTACGGCTCTGTGGTCGTGTTGGATGAGATTGTTCGACTCAATGTTGAGGGCGTAAGCATCATCACCTACGAGATGAATGGTGTCTCCATCCTTAATCTGAACACCGCTTATAGTAACGGCGTTCTCCTGTAAGTCGGAACTATATCTCTCCTTCGGGGTAATCTCAATGTCGGTGTCTTCGTACCATTTCAGCACGAGATGTCCGTTCCAATCGATGAAAGCACAAGTGCCTGTAATCTCAGCAATCCACGAGAGAATTTGCCTGTAAGTCAAATCGTCTCCGATAGGTGCTTCGTTTACGATGTACCCTGCGTTCGTGAGCGTAAGTGCATCTATGCCGAGAGTGATGTTGCAAATATCGCAGATGCGATAAAGCAGGTCGCTTATGCTGATAGGAAAGGTCAACATAGCAAGGTCAACTGCTTTGTCAAACAACACCATTCGGTCGAGAGCCGACAGAGTGATTTTTGCCAATTTACGAGGAGCTTCGTCAATGGTGAAATATCCGAAAGGGATGTAGTGGTAGTCTGCGTGTTCCCAACGCCTTGCTTCCCACTTCTTAGAACCTACACGGACATATAACTCAGCACCCTCGAAGAAAACCTCATCGAACCTGCCATCCGAGTTATCCAAACTGAGGGAGAGTTCAGCAGCAATAGCAGAACCTATCTCAATCTTGTTTCCCGACACACAGTATCGGTTCACGGAAAACCCACCGAGCGATATATCCTGTTCGCTGAGCTTGATGTTTTCATTCACACCGTTAAAGGAGATTTCTACGACCTGTCGATAGGAGTTCGTAAAGAGGTCGAGTGCTTCTGCGGTAATCGGATAAGCCATATCACACACCCGACCTTTCTACGATGTTAAACGATAGATTCGACCATAACCCCTTTGCGGCGTTATACATAGGAGCAGACCTGTTACCCACATAGAACTCCGAGGTAACATATTTGCCCTGTTTCGCATCCAAATAACAGACCTTGATATATTCCGGGTCAAAGGCTTTAAGGATAGCCGAAACTTCCTCTGTGGTGATGTTCTGCCACGATAATTCCAAACCTACGAGTTGACCGATGCGTTTCTTGTGCATCATCGTGTCTTCGGTTCTTCCTGCATCGGAAGCAGAAACATCTTCCAACTTGTAGAGGTACGAGGAGGGACATTTGACGGACTTGCCATCAACTGAGCGTATAGGATTGTACTCGTTACTCATAATATCCCTCCTTAATAACCAACAGGAACAATCGTCTTTCCGTCTCTGCGGTTCTTCTTCTGAATACCGCCGATGATGTCGTTAGCACCGACAACGGCATTGACAACTGTGTCCTTTTCAAGCAGTTTTCTCAAAAGGTTGTTTTGTTCACGGAGGAGAGCGTTCTGTTCGCTATTCGCATCCGCAACACCTTCGGAGATACCTGCAATAATCTGTTCATTGTTTACTACGGCAGATTTGTTTCCAATCGTACCAACCATTTCGGGACCGGCTTCTCGTGCAATAAACATTTCGCCTGTGGTTGGGAAACCACCTGTTGCATAGGCTTTTAATTTCAAACTGACTGAACCGCCATCTGTAACATTTACAGTACCTTTAAGAGTTGGGAAACTTGTTCCCTTGAATCCGCTTACAATACCATTTCCGAGATTTTTACCAAAATCATTGCCGTAAGAAGTGGCACTGCTTTTACTTAAAGCGGATGTGATTGCAGAAGCTACCGCATTTTTTAATTCGGTTGCTTTATCCTGCACACCCTTAATCAACCCATCAACCATATAACCGGCATCAGTAGCGAAAAGTTTGGAGGGAGAATTTATTTGTGCCGCTTCACGCACAGCAGCATCCATTCCAGAAACAACACCTTTTGCCGCTCCTGCTGCCGCTCCTGCTGCCGAAGACATTCCCTCAGATAACCCGTTGGTAATTTCTTCACCTGCAACACTCGATGCTTTTTTACCCGATTTTTCCAATTCACTAAAAACTTGATTGATTGCTTCTTCCAAGTCCATCGCATACGAATAGCGAGTAGTAGAACCTGTTAAATCATTACGGGTAACTCGTGATTTGAAGAAAGTATCGATTATCTTCAACCCTATATTGTCGATTGTTTCGTGGTTGGAATCGATTTGTTCTTTCCATTCTACAATCTGCTGATTTTGCACTCGATACGCTTCTGTTACAAGTTCGAGCTTAGATTTGAACGAATCAAGAGAAACACCTACTCCATCAAAAAACGAAGCATCGACTAATTCTTTCCTCAATTCCGACTGAGCATCAGCGAAGCCAACAACCGCAGCAGTAATTCCCACAATGGCGGCAAGTGCGAGACCGCCCGGACCAAGTGCTACATACATTGCTGCTCCTGCCGCAGTTGCAACAACGCCAATCTCAACTATCTTAGCCCCTGCGTTTTCGCAACCCTTCGCTAATTCGTTTACACTTTCACGAATGACACCAAACTCAACAAACCCTGCAACCGCAACAATAGCGGCTTTTTGGATACCTGTTAGGTTATATCTGACATTATCAAGACCACCTACAACAGACTGTAAAACATTTCCCCCTGTTGCTTTGATTAGGTAAAATCCATTCAAGAAAGCATCCACGAGTTTTAACGCCTTAAAACTAACCCACCAATTAGAAATAGCAGTCCATAATTTAGACAAAGCAGCAATCGCTAAACCTGCCATAACTATTTCTTTATAATCGTACAGATACTCAAAAATCGTTTTGATGGGTTTCAACAACTTTTTAAGTTTTTTATAAATGTCTCCGACATTATCCTCGACATCTGCTAAAAAGTCATAGTCGTATTCACTTAAATCCAAGCCAAAGTCGGGAGCATAACCACCCCCGAGCACATCTGCCGCAGAAGAAGAATTATCGGTCATCACATTCAACTCATCAATGCCGAATAAAGTTTTTTTCAATTCCTTAGCGTTGTCTGCCGCTTCACCCAAACTGTCGGAAGCATCTTCAAAAGAACCTGTATCGATTTCAATGCCCGAATAATCTATCTCCGGCAATTTGTAACCGAGAGCATTTGCAAGAGACTGAGCCGCTTCTTTAATAATTCGAATAAGAGCTTGAAACCACGGGATAACCTCTACCGCAATTACGCTCACAATTTGACCCATCGCTCTCTTCGCCTGTGTCCATTGAGCATTTAGGATTCTCAAAGCATTTGAAGGAGTGATAATGGTTCTCGCCAAGTCTCCCTGTGCGTTGGTGGTCTGCTCCATAATCGTTATATAACGGAGCGTTGCTTTCTGTGCTTCGGTCATCTTCGAGGTTGAAAGGTCGATTCCGTGAGCGAGAGCGGTCTGTCGCAACTGAGCAACAGAGACATTGATACCCCACGCTTTAAGACCCTTAATCTGTCCCGACATACCG